AAGTATTCATTATGTACTTCCTGATCTTCTGTAGCTTTAGGTGGCACAAAGAATAGATTAACACTTTGACTCTGACAAATATAGTCCTGCCGTTGGTGTGCATGTTCTATAATCCAAATCTGATTCAGTTCGGGAGCAGTCTTAAAGATTTCTTTCTGCTCTTCTGTAAAGACATCTAAGCTTTGTATTGAGCCTCCAGCATCTGTTATCTCCCTCCAAACCTGCTCCTGCTGCTTCTTATCTTTCGGGAAGAGTTTGCATATGAGTTTACTTAGATACTTATTACGTACTCTAAAGCTTCCAGACAACGTCTTATGCGTGAATACATTAGCACGTAGAGGTTCTATTGAAGGGCTTGTACCGCCACAGATAATAGAACTAGAGGCATTAGGAGCAACAGCAAGCAGATGTGCGTTGCGTTTACCCGTACCGTTTATATCAGGGGCTTCCCCACGCTCGTTAGCTAATACTTTCGTAGCTTCTTCTGCATTAGATTTAATATAATTAAATGCCCGGTGGTTGAATGCGGTAGCGTACATACTTTCAAAAGCAATATCATGAGATTGTAAGTAACTATGGAAACCCATAGCACCCAAGCCAATTGATCTTTCGCGGTAGGCTGAGTATGCAGCTTTCGTAAACCCCTCCATACCTTCACGAACATAACTTTTAAATCGTTTATAGTTAGCTGTGTAGCCACCCAAGTGGGAAGTATCTACAGCAGCAGATATAAAATGTTCTAGAATATTATCAAGCATTGTAATTAAATCAGAGATAAACAATTCTTCCTTGCTCCACTCATCATAGTGTTCTAAGTTAACACTAGACAAGCAGCACACGGCTGTACGTTCCTCATTAGTTGCGAGAGTTATCTCCGAGCATAGGTTACTCTGATTAATAGTAAGTCCCATCTCTTTCTGGGGAGCAGGTAGAGCAGCATTACAAGTATCTAAGTTAACTATGTAAGGCTCTCCTGTCTCAGCGCGGGTGTTTATAATCTGAAACCACAGGTCTCTAGCCGAGACAATTTTAACTGCGGTGTTACTTTTGGGGTCTATCAATCTCCACTCGCTGTCATTTTGTACAGCATCCAGAAATTCATTAGTGATGTTGACACCGTTGTGCAGGTTTAAACACTTTCGATTTATATCCCCGCCAGTAGTTTTACGCATGGCAATAAACTCTTCTATCTCAGGATGGTTAATATCCATGTAAGCTGCGTAACTACCACGCCTAGTTACGCCTTGGTTGAAGGCTAACATCTGGCTATCTACTACATGCATGAATGGGATAGAACCAGTAGACTTACTACCGTTAGCAGTGTCCACACCATTACTCCTAACATCGCCCCAATAACCACCGATCCCTCCACCTGCGCTTGCCAGCCATATATTCTCATCATAATGAGAAGATAAACCGTGCCGGGAATCAGGAACATAATTAAGAAAGCAGCTGATAGGTAGGCCACGGCTAGTTCCCCCGTTACTAAGGATAGGAGTGCTAAACATAAACCACATGTTACTAGCATAGGTATAAAGTCGCTGTGCAAGATTGAAGTCAGTAACCCCTTTATAAGTTGACCCGTATACAGCAGCCCTTGCAAAAGCTTCTTGAGCATGTGTCTCTCCCTCCCAGAAATATCTATCTTTTAATGTTTCGACTGCGAAAACATCCAGTGCTGATTCTTTATCGTAATCAATTTTAAGCCCTAGATATTCTTGCACTCCTAGTTTGTCGTTGCTCATTACCTAATTCCTTTTTCTATAATTGTAGATAGTATACGCTTCTCGTACCACTCTGCTTTACGCAGGTCTTCAACCCCATTCTTGGCTCTAAATCTCCAGCGATACTTCATGCTGTTGCCCCGGCAGTAGCCTATAAATTCCTCTGGATTCAACATTGCTTCAATGGCCTCAATGCATTCTACCCCGCCTTGATTGTAATGTGCGGGAGAATTAACGACATCAAGCCTTGATTCTTCACGTAACTTTTTACCAACTTCATACCATTCTTCTGGTGTCGCATTATCAATAGACATTATTCTACCTCCTTACCCCCATCAAAAAATTCATTTTTAAACCCGTCACTTTCACGGAACTCTAAGTCTACCCATTCATCAGGAAGTGTATCTTCACTATACCAAACGAATCCGTTTGCTTCTGCCCACTCAGCGTGGCTTCTTTTAGTACCATCTTTCCTACGTTTAGCCTGTGGCATAGGGGCTGCTGCGTTTGCAAATAAGAACACCAGTTCATAGTTGCGTGGCAAAGCTTTATTAATCCATATGTATTTACTGTATTCTGCGTAATCCCAGAACCTACCCTTAGCTTCAATTAAATAAACAGTACGTCCAATCTTTTTAATAAAGTCGGGATGATACTTATGTTTAATTACATAATCTAAAGTTTCACTATGGTGTTTCCATTCTTTCAACAGCCCAGTATGTAATGTCGATTCCCATATTGAATCATAGTTAGCTGGTACGTTTTTCTGTATAGGTCTTTTGACCCGCTGTTTACGAAATCCTTTCCGTATTTTAGGTTTCAATGTATTACTACCTCTGCCCTGTAGCTCAGTTCTGTTTCCACAAGATGATGTAGAAATTCTAATACATCAGAACTTACAAACTCGTCAGGGAATTCTATTAAATGTAATCCTAATTCTACTATAAAATCTATTAAGATATCAGTGTCATTTTCCATCAGCAAGATATGCTTTTTTTAATTGTTTCGCAGCCCACTTGTAAGAGTAGGGGGACAAAGTCATACGTCCTTCTATAAAGAAGTGCGTCTGGTTAGACAGCTTAGATAAGATGTTATCCATTGTCACGGTATGTCGATCTTCTTTAGATAGCTGCTCCCGCAGCCACCCTACAAGCATGACTTTAGCTGCAACCCTAAGCCTTTTAGCTCTACGCCCATTCATAATACTTCCTCTACGTTAGGGGCTTGAACTACTTTAGTTAAGTAAGTTAAACCTTTCGCATATTTAAAAGTCCGAAGCCCTTCGCCATCATTACTATCTGCGAAGCAGTCGTGCTTGTGGGTACAGTAGGCACAGTTCTTAGCTATCTTCTCATTTCCCTTAGCTCCTTCAGCTTCTGTAGGGTAGCATCTCAGTGGGGGCTGATCGGAATCTAATAGCTTTTTAATTGTTACAATCCTATCTTTAATATTAGGCTTATCTAAATCTTCAGGTATGAACATACAAAGCTCACCACTTTCTTTATTGATAACTAGAAAGCCTCCACCGTTTGTACCTGATGCTGCTTCATATCCAGCTAACTGGCTTAGGTAGCCGAAGGGATCATTCTCAGCAAGAGTACCATATTTAAATTTACTGTAGGCAAAGGAGGATGCCGTCTTAACATCTACTACTTCACCGTCAATCTTACAATCCATATGACCAGTAATACCTTCCACAGTTACTTCCTGCTGCTCATCAGTTACTTCATGCCCAGCCAACCGCACCAGCATCAGCACCACCTCTTCCAGTAGATGCCCGTACAGGAACTTAATCATAAGACTAGGGGTCATGTTCCTGTCTTTTTCAACAGCTTTAGAATCGTACCACATCTGTCTCAGAGGTCTGCCAACATTGGACATCCGTAATGAAAAGTTTGAATCTCTTTTAGATGGCCTAGCCCAGCCAATGAAAGCTTGTTTCATAGCCTCACCGAATATCTCAATGTCTGCATCTGAAATATCTAAAGGCTCTCCCTGAGTTAAAGGTTCTAGTTTGGCGTATATATCTTCTATCAATGTATCTAGTGTTTTACTCATAATGGACTGCCTCTTCAATGACTTCAATTGCGTTAGTAATTTCTATATTAAACCATTCGTTTTTCTTTGTACATTTTTTACGTAAAAGATTTTGAATCAAGACCTCCGATGCCTGAGCATCTGGCACATCTACTGCAAACTCAACTTTGTAATCCCTATATGGGGAGGCGGTTTGAAAATTAGACAGTCTATCTTTAGCGGATATCGCCCGCCCCAATTTTAACCATCCTTTCCAAGCGGGATTAGAGATTAAATATATCTGACCTTCTGTTACTTTAGTTTCTGAACGCAGCTTAGAGAACGCTAAGTCTGCGTAGTCATCATAATTACCGGGGGAATGTAGCGGGCTATCCTTTTTAATATAGCTACCGCCTATAAACATTCTGTTTTTATTCTTTCTTATATGAGCTTCGAGTGTACGCCTTGCCCCATCTTTATTGCCTATGTAATACCACAGGCCGTCCTGATACTGTAAGTTAATATAATTACGGTACATGTCTGGTAAAGTATTAGGCATATCAAATCCACATTCGACACATACTAAACTTTCCCAATCCATGTGCTGTAGCTTATGGTCTACTTTGCAAGAAGTACATTCAACTAAGTAACTCATGATTATCCTTGTCCTCCCGGCAGAGTGTA